AACATACTTTACTCCCTATACTCGATCTGTCGTTATGGCACATGACAGTGCCACTTCAGATGCACTCTTTAATATGAGTCGAAATATCATAGATAATATGGAAGAACCACCAACACTACAAAAAAGTAACGCAAAGGAGATCTTATTTGAACATAATAAAAGCGGCTATAGGTTATATACAGCAGGTGCAAAGGAAGCAGGCAGAGGAACTACTCCGACAATCGCACATTTATCCGAGGTCGCCTTTTGGCAGTTCGATGAACAGATATTGGCTGGACTCTTCCAAGGAATTAGTCAGGAAAACGAGACGGAAGTTATACTAGAGAGCACAGCTAACGGAGCTAGTGGAGAATTCTTTAGACTTTATCAAGGGGCGATAAACGGTGACAACGAATACGTACCTATTTTCTTACCTTGGTATATAACTCCAGAATATCGTAGGAAAGCTCCTGAAGGATTTGAGTTAACAGAGGAAGAAGAAGAGCTTGTCGAGAACTATTCACTAGATAATGATCAATTATACTGGAGAAGGTTAAAAATAGGTGAGAGTGGGGATAAAAAGTTTATACAAGAGTACCCAGCTAGTGCCGAAGAAGCCTTTTTAGTCACTGGTAATAGTGTTTTTGACCAAGAAATAGTACAAATGTACGAAGTTAAAGCACCAGACTATGTCAGAGCCTTTGATTATGAGAGTTCTTACTTTGAAGACAATAAAAGTGGACACTTAGAGATGTGGAAAGCTCCAAAGTTTGAAGATAGATTTATAATTGGTGCAGATGTCTCACTTGGGGTGGGGCAAGATTATAGTACTGCAGTTGTTCTTAATAGAGAGAGGGAAGTTTGTGCATTATTCAGAGATAATTACATTGATCCTTCTGTATTTGGTGATATACTGTTCTACTTGGGTCGCTATTTTAACAACGCACTATTAGCTGTAGAGAGTAATAGCTTAGGTATAGCTACACTCAACAGATTAAAACAAATGAATTACATAAACCTATACTATCAGACTAAGGCAGCTACACTTCTTAACGATGAGGGAAGTAAACCTGGATTTAGAACAACGATAAGTACAAAACCAATGATTATAGGTAACCTAAAGAGAGCCATTGAAGAACACGATATAGATATTCCCAGTGATATTATTGTCTCGGAACTACGTACATATGTGTCGGCTGAGAATGGAAGCACAAGTGCTCTTGCAGGAAACTATGATGACACTGTTATGGCTTTGGCTATTGCCTTTGAGGCATACAGAACACATCAACACAGATTAACTAACGATAATGTCTCTTGGAAAGACAGAATAGGTTCGTTTGAACAGGAGAATACGACATGGCTGTAAAACCCAGTGAAAAGTCATTATCCAACTTAGAGAAGATAAAGTCTTCTGAGATGGCTAATGAATATCGATTAAGGGGTCTTGAGACTCGTAGAAAAAATAAAGAACAAAGAGAACTTGCTAAGAATACTATATTGGCAATGAAGTCACTTGGAGAAGATGCTCCCAATGCCATAGAGGCTTTAAACTATGTTTTAGTTAAAGCAATGGAAGATGATGATGCCGAACAGATTGTGAAGGTAGCCAGTATACTCGCTGAGTATCAAGCACCAAAACTATCTCGAAGAGATGTCACACAGACTAATATAGACGCAGGTGATCTCACAGATGAAGAATTACAGGCTGAGTTAGATAAACTCGGATCTGTACACTAGTTACATCAGTAAGCGTCATTCGTGCAAAAGGAACGCTATGCAGGTGTAAGGAATCTACCATTGTCCTCACTTTGTCTGGGCTGCAAAGGGTAGGAAAAGCCCACTATTAGAGGATAGAACAATGAACACACCATGTATAGGTCTTTGTCGGTTAGACGAAAAGGGAGTATGCCTAGGTTGTTTTAGAACTATTAAAGAGATAAAAGAAGCTTATGAAAAAACTACAGAAAGGAAGTAAGTATGAAGAATACGATGAGGATGGCGATGGTATTGTGAGTGATGAAGAATTATCTCATGTCAAGACTATTAAAGAAACAGAAACAGCTTTAAGAAAACAATTAGCACAACTGCGTATGGCGAGATCAACCTTGATAGCCATGGGTGCATTCACCGCAGCTATGTTCTTTGTACCTCTAGAGAGAGTAGAAGCACTCTCTGACATCAGTAACCTTTTCTACATTAGTGGAGCTGGTATTGTCGGTGCATACATGGGTACAACAGCTTGGCTAGAAAAGAAAAAATAGGAGAGGAACTATGGCACGACCTAAAGCAGTCATTGAAGAACGATATATAAGACGAAATACTGCCGAACCATTTTATTTGTCGGTAAGTAAAGAGCTTGTTGCAGGACATGAAAGAATCCATAAGTTTGGAGCTAACTTTCAAATTGATAGCAATACAGATCCAGAGACAATTTGGACTGGAGGAGGATTATATCCTTGGGCATCTCTTAATACTGCACAAGTTTTATATGGCATATCGACAAGTACTTCAGATACAGAAGAAATGACAATCGAAGGATTAGACGCTGACTATAATAAATTAACTGAAGTTATCACATTAAATGGAACAACAGCAGTAGCAACCACAAACCAATTCAAGAGAGTATATCGTATGATATACAATCACACTGCTGAAAATGCAGGAACAATAACCTTGAGAACAGGTTCAGGAACAGGTACAGTTGTTTCTCAAATTGATATTGGTTATTCTCAAACTCTTATGGCTGTATATACAGTTCCTGCAGGCTATACTGCTTATTTACTTCAGCTAGGTGCTTCTGTAAATAAAAATGAAGATGTACAAATTGCAATGTATCAAAGAGAGTTTAATCAAGCTTTTAAGATACTACATTTGACAGAGCTTTATGAAGGAACTTATTCTATGAACTTCCCATTACCTATCAAGCTTGAAGAAAAGACAGATATAGAAATGAGAGCTTCAGAAGTTGAAACAAATAACACGAGAGTAACAGCTACATTTGATTTACTCTTAGTAAAAGAAGATAGTACAGGTTATTAGTATGGCAGAAAGAAAAAAGAAAGTCCCCTTAAAGGGTACAATGAAAGGACAGACTATTGGTGGTGGTTATAAGAGACCAACTAAAGCTGGAGCTGGAATGACTGCTAAGGGTGTAGCTAAATACAAGAGAGATAATCCTGGAAGTAAACTACAAACAGCAGTTACAGAAAGTAATCCTACTGGTGCTAGAGCTAATAGAAGAAAGTCTTACTGTGCAAGATCAGCAGGACAAATGAAACAATTTCCTAAAGCAGCTAAAGATCCTAATAGTCGTTTAAGACAAGCAAGAAAAAGATGGAAGTGTTAAATAATAGAGCAGGAGTCTCAAATGAAAACAACAGCAACAAGATACATTCAAAATGTAACGAAGAGTAGTCCAGTACAAAATAAAGTGAAAAGAAAAGCAGAATTATCTAAGCCTGGAAAATACGAAAAGAAAGTGATGGAAGCCAGTAAACCCATATACACTGGAAGAGGTACGTTATGAATGGTTACAAAGAAGCTGTTAGTGATGAGCAGCTCATAGTCCAAATCGAGTCTGGTATACAAGCCAGTAGTGGCGATTGGCTAAACAGTTCAGATCTCTCACGAGAGAGATTAAAGAGTACATACGAATACGCTGGTGTGGCAATGGATCACCTTGCACCTCAAGGTGTGAGCACCATAGTTGACACAAGCACAACAGAAGTAATTGAAGCATACACAGCAGTCTTATCAGACCTATTCCTTAGTAATGGTAAGTTAGCTCGGTTTGTCCCCTATGATGACACTCCTGGAGCTTTTCAGGCTGCGAAGGATGCTAGTAATGTAGTAAACTACTGCATATTTAAAAAGAATAAAGGATGGGAGATACTCCAGACTTGGATAAAGTCAGCTCTCCTTTGGAAGAATGCTATTATAAGATGGGATTACATTGAAGATTACGATTACGTCATTGAAGAGTTTGATGAAATCGATGAAGCTAAGTTAGATGAAATCCTTGCAGATGAAAATATTGAAATCGTCAACGAGCTAACGCTCAATCCTAATTCGGAAACGATCTCTTATATAGATGTTCGACTAAGGAAAAAGATAGATAAGAGCAGAATCAAGCTAGAGTGTATTCCACCTGAATCATTTAGAATATCTAATGAAGCCAGAGAAATAGAGGATGCAAACTACGTAGGTATACAGTCTGAGATGACAAGGTCAGAAGTAAGACAGTACTATCCTGAGTGGGGAGAAAGTATAACAGAGGACGAGTGGGCTGAATTAGATACAGGTGACGATTGGCTAGGTAGTGGAAACTACAGCGAAGACGTTGCTGCAAGAAAAGAAATAACAGGACAACGTTATTGGCAAGGATATGAAGGTAAATCAGGCTATCCACTAGAAGCTAATCAACTAGTCACATTGACAGAGTCATGGATTAGAGTTGATAGAGATGGTGATGGTATAGCAGAACTTAAACACCTTATCACTGTAGGTGGTCATATACTATTCGAAGAGGATTGTGAGAGAATCCCATTGGCAAGTATTGTACCTATAGATATACCACATGAGTTCTTTGGTTTATCAATGGCAGACTTCACTAGAAGTAGTACTTTGGCTAGTACTGCTATACTAAGAGGTTTTGTCGAGAATACTTACCTCACCAACTACAGTCCAAAATTAGCTGATCCAAATGTCGTGGATTTTAGTGCATTGCAAAACATGAAGCCAAAACAGATTATCCCAACTAACGGTAATCCATCGGCTGCAGTTGCAGCACTACCACCAGAGACTATTTCAACAGGTACTGTTCCGTTGCTAGAACACCTTCAAATGATTAAGGAACAAGCAACTGGAATGTCAAAGGCTGCACAGGGTTTAAACGATACTCTCTACGTTTCTGGAAACTCTGAACAGAAGCTTTCAGCTGTACAATCAGCTGCTCAAAAGAGAATCCAGCATATCGGGCGTAGATTTGCTGAAACTGGATTTAAGCATTTAATCACAGGTGTTTATGAAACCATGGTTAAAAACATGAAGGCTAAACAAAGTATTTATGCCGATGGTGTTTATAGAATGGTGGATATTTCTAAGCTACCTAAGACTATGGATGTTGAAATCTTTTTAGATATTGGTGAAAACAGTAATAGTACAAGAATACAAAAGCTAGGAAAAGTAGGTTCAGAAATATTACCTGCATTAAACCAGCAAGGAATGGGTTTAGTTATTAAACCAGAGGCTGCAGCAGTTCTTGCAACTCAATTAATAGAGTCAATGCAACTTAACAGTAATGATTATCTTGAGGATTACACTACTGAAGAGTTTAAACAGAGAGCCGCTGAAGATATGCAAAAGAATTCTGAACTACAGAATAAAGCCGAGATGCTTAAAAATCGTAAAGCAGAAGCAGATGCAGCACTTGCAGAGTCAAATGTCGCATATACAGATGCACAAAGTAAAAATACAATGGACGATAATGCTAAACAGTTAGCAGTATCTATCGATAAACACTTTCAAGAGTGGGCAGATTTAACTATCAAGGCTACTAAAGAAGGTGCTGAGTTACCTCCGCATCCTGATTACGCTAATATAATCATGATGGCAAGAGAACTTTTAAACCCAAGTCCTCCTCCACAGGAGCAAGGACAACAGCCAATGATGGAAGAACAACCACAGGAGATGATATAAAATGGCAACAGTAACAATTAATGCAACAGGTACAGGTGGTACACAATCAGGCACAGTAACAACAGCTGCAGGTGCAGGTGCTGGTATTATATTAGTCGCTAATGATAGTGATTCAGCTATTGTATTTGACGTTGCAACAGCTGGTACAACTGTACAATCAGGTGTACAACTACAAGCTAAAGAATTTAAGAAAATAACAGGACTAAACAATGGTGCACAAACATTAGTGAACCTAAAGACCACACACGGTACAGTCGCACAAAAGAATGAAGTGGTTTATAACTACTTAATAGCTTAACAATAACCTATGCTCAATGCCTAATGGATTGAGTATTAACTATCTTGCTTAATAAAGGAGAAACACATGAATATGTTTTTAAATAATAGCCCAATACCTTATACAATAGGATTCGAAAAACTTTTTGATCAACTAGATGAGTTTATTCATCATAGTAAAAAATTACCTTCATATCCACCTTATAACATAAAGAGAAATGGAGATAAATTCACTATTGAAATGGCACTCGCTGGCTTTTCTAAAGATGATATTGAAGTCACTGTTACCGAAGATATGTTAACAGTCTCTTCTAATAAAGAAAATTCTAAAAAGGATGAGCTATACAAAGGTATATCTGATAGGAAATTCACTCGTAATTTTTCTATGGCAGATGATATAGTCGTTAAAGATGTTAAATTAAAAGACGGCTTATTAACTATTGAATTAGAGAGAGAAATTCCTGAAGAGAAAAAACCAAGGAAAATAAAGATTGGATAAATATAAACAGACAGCCGAGAAGAGGCTGGGAAATAAAAAGTCTTATGGTCATCATAAAGTCCACCCTGAAGAGTTAGCAAGGCAAGCCCATGTCAAGGGACACTTTGCATCTCAAGAAAGGGAGGACTTTTTTGATGAAGTATATGGCGAAGTATTAGTCGATTACTTTTTAGAATGGTTAAAGACTGATTCACATGAAACAAAAACTCGTGAGTTCCTCTACAGTTCTGCTATGGCACTAGGTAGTGTCAAAGAGAAAATGATAAACTTCGAGATGTATGGTAAGAATATACCACACCTACAGGAGGACAATAATGTATGAAATTAATTATGAACAATTAATCCAAAACTATAACCAGATGATAAATACGCTTGAGTATGACTCAATGAGAAGTGGAGGTAAAGCAAAGCTTAATGCCGAAACACTATTCCATTTATATTCTATGAAGGAGAAGTATGAATCAAATATGGTTAAACCTGCTAAGAAGGAGGTAAAGAAGAATGGATAAAAATACCGAAGCAACAATAGACTCTACCCAGTTGGATGACTCTATAGCAACGGATAGTCGAACAGAAGAACAAATGCTGGCTGACATTATGGCAAACTCTGAGTTTACACAATCTCTACCCAATGAGCAAGACGTTCCTGAGTTAGACACGGAAGAACCTGTTGAAGAAGACCCAGAGACAGAGGAAGCCGAAACTGAAGAAGTTGAAGAAGAAGCTGAAACAGAAGAAGAGGAAGCTACAGATGAGGATGATGCGTCTACCCAAGAAGCTGAAGTGTACACTCCTGATGATTTAGACTTAGATGCTAAAGTCGCCATTAAAATAGATGGCAAAGAAACTGAAGTGTCTTTTAGTGAACTTATTAAAGGTTACTCTACTGAACAACATCTTTCTAATGAGGGTCGAAAACTTGGCGAAGCAAGAAAACAATTAGATGAAGAATACGAAAAAAAGTTTCAAGAGATAAATAATCTTGGACAGGCATCTTCAGCTATATTGTATCGAGAAGAACAAGCCTTGGCAAAAGAATATCATGACATCGAGTCTCAAATAGAAGAAGCTAGAAAAGATGGTGATACATATCAAGTTAATGAACTTAAAGATAAGCGAGAACAAACACAAAAGAACTATTGGAATGCTAGAAATAATAGAGAACAATTAGTTAAGCAAGTTCAAGCACAGGTTGAAGAGCAAAATGCTAAACAATGGAATGCACAATTAGAACACTTTAATAAAGCTATTCCAGAAATGATACCTGACTTTAATGAAAACACTGCTAAAGCAATAAGAGAATTTGCTATAGCTGAAGGTATAAAACCAGAAGTACTAGACTCTATAACTGATCCTGTGATAGTAAAGTTTGTAGATGACTACAGGCGATTAAAACAAGGGATATCTAAAGGTAGTGCTAAAAGAAAAGCATCTATTATTAAGAAAGCTCCTGTTAGAAAAGCTAAAACTAGATCTCAAAAAGAGATAGATCAAGAGACAAGAATAAGACAAAGAGCTTTTGCTGAAGATGCTTCTAACGAAGATCAAATGGCGTTTCTTCGAGGACTTGCAGAAAAATCATTAAACTATTAATACCTCGGAGGGTATAAACAAATGGCTACTTTAGGCGT